GGGGTTTCGTCTGCGGATTGATAAAAACTATCACCATATTTTTTGACAAGATCCTCATTAGTTGTTATTCTTTTCTTCGACTTGTTATAGCGCCCCTGGTAATTGTGACCAACTGGTGCCAGGTCAAACGCCTTAGCTTCGGTTAAGGCGTTTTTATTTCTAGCGTAAACCTTTTCACCCGCTTGTAAAGCTGATCTAAATTGATTATTTAATCTTTCTGTTCCATTAATGTCTTCCCCATGATGAATGGGTGTAATCGTTTTAATCCTTCCATTGCCAATACCAACAACAATAGGTTCGCCTTTGTCTGTTTTCGCATTTATTACAACTCTAATTCCACCGTCTTTATGAGGAAAAATAAACAAAGGATCTGCCAGTAAAGTAGGTAAATTAGCAACAACCCCAACAGGCAAGTCTTTGTGTTTAGAAAGCACCTGTTTCATAACCTTAACAGGAAATGGTAAAAACTTTTCAACCACACCCATGTGCTTAATCGCTAAAGGTGTATCAAAATTAGGCTCAAAGTTTGGATCTTTAATTCGGGATAAAGCTTTTTGCCATCTAGCAGTGACCGTCTCTGCTGTTTTTTCGGTCTGCCCATAGACCATGCCCCCGCCCACGCTCTCAGCCGCAAAGTTTGGCGTCTGTTTTTCATGCATTTGCTCAGGAGTAATGCCCAGCTGTGCGGCTCTAACGGCCATGCGTGCCGAGATCAAGGTGGCGTCGAGTTCGTTCTTGGTGCTGCTAAAGCGATTCAGCTTATTGAGCTGCTCTAGCACCGTGGCTTTAACAGTGTCTTGGCTGGTTCTAAAGGTATCGGCTTGTTGATGGCTGGTTAATATGCTGTCAATCTCGTGCTGCATTTCTTGTGCATGAGTTTGCATATAGCTTTGCGCTTGTGCGGGACTATAGTCGTCGCCCTCAAGGCGTAGATGATCTTTTAAAGTGGCTGCATAGTCAGTGGCGGCGATATGGGTTAGGTAGTCGCTGATGGGAATGCGGATCTCTGTGCCCGGTAAGGCCTCTTTCAGTTGTTCGGCTACGTCGGGCAATAGTGCGGCGACGTGTTCGGCAACGCCAGACTGTAAGAAGGTTTGGGCATCGATGTATAGATCTTGAACCGGACTACCGGTCAAGGCATCCTCAGCAAAGGACTTTATAGTGTCGGGACTGCGAGCGAGTACCTTGCTGGCAGCGGCTAGCTTATTGAGCTGTTCTATTTTTAGGGCGGTTTTTTCGGCTGACTTGGCCTTTCCTACTTCAAGATAACTATATTTTTGCGCGGTATCTACGGCTTTTAATAAGGCGACATTGCCACCCATACCCACTAAGGTGGCTACTAATGTTTGCGCAGCTGCACCTGGCCTTTCATCCAGATAGTGCTGTAAGCTTTGTTCTGGGTGTAAGACGGCCCATTCATTAAAATCTTGTAAGACGGTTGCTGTTTCTTCGCCTGGCACTTCAGTAGCGGCCTGGTGCATGATCGTTTTAAATATGGGTGCGCCGATCTTAAGATCACTAAATAACTGATTAACGGCAAACTTTTCTGTGCCATATTCAATCACGCCATCGGCGGCTGAGTATACTAAGGCAGGAACAACATCCGCGCCCTTGTCTCTCGCTCGGCCATACGATTGCCCCGCAGTCATTGCTGACATAGCATTCAAAGCCATGGTGGGGTTGCCCGTCATAACGGCACCGGCTAGCATGGGTATATTCTGACTTAAAGACTGTATGCCTGAATGCACGCCTTTCATGATGTTGCCATCAGCTTGAGGGGTAAGGTACTGTTGCAACGCGTCTTGGTTGTGCTGCAAGTCGGTAAAGCCTTTGGAAATGATGGGGCCTAGTTCATTGGGAAGCGGATTATCAAAGAACTTAGCCTTATTGAGGGTATCAACGGAACTGGTTATGATGTCCCCAGCCGCACGACCATAACCGGCTACCGCTGAACCCATACCCGCTTGACCGGCTAGCACATCACTACCCAGATCCTTAGCGAACTTAAGTGCTTGTTCTATCGCGCTTAGGTTTTCAGTATCATCATGGGCTTTTTTTGCAAACTCAGGATTTGATAATTGTCTTTTCAGTGCCGGACTTGAGTTAGCTAAACTAACTACGTCGGCCATTTGCGTGCGGCGCTGGGCTTCGGGTAGGTTGTTGGCTATCGCCTCTACTGGTAAGGATAGGCGCTTAGCCAGTTCTGCCGCTTGTGCGGCTTGTTCTGGGTCGACTTGGCTAGCCAGGTCTAAGATGGTGTGTAGGCGTTGGTCGTCTTCGGCTTGCTGCTGGTCTAAGAGTTGACCGTAAATATTAGGTTGTTTAGTATTGACAGGGTTAGTCGGTGCTAGATTGGTCGCTAAGGGCTGATTAGTTTCTGAGCGCTGCTGCGCTAAGCCATCACTATAAAGCGGAGTTGTTCCTGAACCATTAGGGCTAGTTTGTGTCGAGGCCAAGTCTTGGTCGTCTTCGGCTTGCTGCTGATCTAAAAGCTGGGCGTAAATGTTCATGATGATTATTTTGGTTTGTTAGCAGAAACCCATAGCTGAGCAATGGCTTGTTCGGTGACTGGGAGGTTGCGGCTTTGTAGTTCGTTAGTGATCAGTGTGCGCTGGGTATCTGGGATGCTAGACAACTTAATCTTGTTATCGTTGACCATGACATAGGCATCGCTACGTTCACTATCACTCATTGCTAAGGTGGCTTTATTTGTGTCCGAAGTAAACCAATGAGGCACCAGCGCCGTATTAAGCAAGGTCGTGTCAATAATCTTTTGTAGTTCTTCGGAGCTGGCTTTGCGATTGCCAGGTGTTCGGCTTTCAAAGTCACGCACTTGTTGATCTATGCTGGTTTCAAATTTAGCAAAGCGTTCAGCCTGAGCACTATCGGGTTTTTCGCCAGTATTGGGTAAGATAGTGGCTGCTTGTGCCGCGCGTTTAATGCGTTCGGTCGTGCTGAATACCTCTAAATGGGCTTGCTCTGGGTTCTTGTCCTGTTGAGCCTTGATGATAGCCATGCCTTTTTCAAGATGATCACCATCTAACTGCGTTCGGTATTGGGAGTTGAAGCTAGTCGGTGTCATGTTTTTAATAGCTTGCGCGGGCAAGCTTAGGAATGCGGCCCACGCTTCGGGGTTGTTGCTATGGGTTTGGTCTGAAATCTGTTTAGCAAAGTTATTGATAGTGACGCGCCTGTCCCCAGGGATTTGATCTTTTAAGGATTGTGAGATTTTATTCATATCACCACCATTCTGACTTAAGGCGGTAGTGACTTGATCGATAGTCGAGTCTTCATGCTGCTTAGTCGCTTGCGTATGCAGGTCAAATAAGTGTTCGGTGTTTTGCATCGTGGCTTTAACGACATCAGCTGATGTGCCAGCGGGTAGTGCGTTAATGGCCGCATACACCGCATCTTCTTTGGTGGGGACCTTGGGTTTTCCGCCACCGGCATTATAAGCGGCCATATTCTTAGCAACATAGGCTTGAGTCTTAGGGCCTAGCGACGCCAGCCAGTTATCACCGCCCTCTTTAATGGCTTTGGCTAGTGTAGACGGGCCAGCATGATAGCCGGCCCACGCTTTTTGCATATCACCCTGATTGGTTTGCATCAGGTTCTGAAGGTAAGCTTTGCCTAAGGCTTCGTTATAGCGCTCTGCTTTGCTATCAAGCTCAGTATTTCCTGTTTTTGCTTGATTAAATAAATCTTTATCCCAGGGTAAGCCGGCTAACTTTGCCGCCTCTGGACCTGTTGATTCTAGGACTTGCCAGCGACCTTTAGCGCCGTCTGGACTGGTGACCACCTGCCCCTTATCGTCCCACTGATTATTCGATGATTCGCTGGCAATGGTAATATTGCTCATGCGGTCACCATCACCAGGCATTAGTTGTGATTTCATGCGGTCGATAGTTGATGAGGCTGTGTACAACGCCGTAGCATCACCCTGAGCTTTCTGCATCTTAGAATAATTACCCGCTAGGTCATTCTGGTTCATGTCTTGAGAGAAGTGCTGAAGGATGTTGCTAGCGCCGGCGTGGTTGCCGTTATCAATCATGTCGCTGGTTATTTTGTTCAGTGCGCCAGAGATATGGGTCTGGGCATTAACTTCACCCCACAAGGGCGGCTTACCATTGAGGGTGGCTAGCTGTAGGCTATTGGCTTTTATTTGCGCGATGGACTTAGCGAGGCCGTCATCATTGTTGTTGTTATAGTTCATGTTATTAACATGATAGGTGGTGCTAGCTTCTAATGAACTTTGAGCATAAACCCGATGCTCTTGAGCTTCATGGCTCATCAAGGTGCCGCGCATAGCATTAAGCATGGCGGTTGATTGCTGCATAAAGCCGGACTTTTGCGAGTCGGTGTTTAGGGTGTCGGCTATCGCTGACTGCTTTTTGACGGCATCGTCATAGACTGTATCCATAGCTGACTTGCCATCAGAGCCCAGAAAGGCGTCTGCACCTTTTTTATTCAGTGCGCCATCAGGGCCATACATGGCGGTATCAATATGGGTGCCCATATCGGTTGCGCTAGCCAAGATGCGCGTCTTGTTATTCTGGTCCAGATGATCCTTATAATGATCGACCGCTAAATTCGTAGCATCATGCGCTAGGCTTTTGGCTAGCTCAGTGCCAACTTGCAGCGCTGCTTGCTGAGTACCGCCCATGAAGTCATCGGCTGTATAGTGAGTGGTTAGCCTAGCGTTAGGTAGTCCTTGTTGTTGGACTGATTGCTGGTATTCTGGGACTCTCATTATCTATTCCTTATGTTCTAGCAGGATTACCACCAGCGAATAGCGACGATTACGGGGGCTAATGACCATAAGATAATAGCCACACCCGCGCATCTAATAACAAATTCATTGTAGGGAATATTCATTTTTAAGCCTTTTTCTGAATGCACATGTAATTTTAATCTGTTAAACTTTTCGTTAATTATTCAAGCCTCTGTTCAGGTTTGTTTGTTAAAAACCCTCGTCGGCCTGCCAGCTGTCGGGGGTTTTGTTTTTTGTGTGATTAAGTTACCACTAGCGGATAGCGGTTATTCTGGAAGCGGAAAATTTCCGCTACGAGAATCAGCCGCATAGCAAAAAATCTAATTGAAAGTAAATCTTTCATAATTTTATCGCTGCAATAATGTCGGGTAACTTCCACGCAATAATCACCAAAACAACAGATGTGCTTATTTTCCATACCAAACTCTTTGATTTATCAATCAACTCAAGCATCTTGACTACGCCCTCATTTACGTTAAACTGCATACATATTCTTTCCTTATGTGGTTAAGGTTGTGAATCAGAAACCCTCGGCGGCCGGCCAGCTGTCGGGGGTTTTGTTTTTTTATTTACCTTTCGCTGCATACTTAGCGCCAGCAGCGGCTGTCAAAGCCGACCCAGCCGCGCCAAGGAAGGATCCTGCTCCCGTCATTACCCCTGTGGTTGTTGGGTTAATACTGTTAGACTTCCAAGTCTCCATCGTCGCTGCATTTTGATCATTCATGCCTTGGACACTGTAGCCCCATGCTTGACGGGCGGCATTCGATTGAATGGTATTAACGTCGATACCGCCCAAAAACTTGGTGCTGGCTAACATGTCTTGTGCCGAGCCTTGGGTAATATCGATACCATTGGCTGACATTTGGGCGCGTTGATCACCTATCACTTGGGCTTGCTTGCGCATAGCGGTCTGCGCATCCATTTCGCCTTGTTGCAGTGTCGATGATCTATTCTGTGCATCTATAGTCGCGTTATTGCTAGCAACCTGAGCATTAAAGGCCGCGGCTTTTTTAGCTGCATCGGCTTGTTGGGCTGCTTGTACCCCAGCTAATGATGCTGATATTCCTACGACAATGGCTGCCGCCGCCGCTATCATCGGCATGGCTGATCCTCTATTAAGACGGTATCAATCATAGCAATATCCGTTTCTGAGGTCGCGTGAATGCAATACCAATAAGAATCTTCTAACGCAAAAATTGAGTGATGCACCCCAGCCAAGATATTGATGCAGGCTGGGGCTTCGTATTCTGTACTGACATCCCCAACTTCAACGCGAACCCTTCCTGATGCCAAGACGCTCAGATGGCTATAAATATGCTTATGGCTGACGACGTAATGATCTTTCGGTATCTCCATTTTTTTAGCATAAATGCCATCAGAGAAGTGATGTTGTATTTTTAAATTAAACTCAATCATCCTTCGCACCGTATGCAAATGATGAGAGTGATTCGGTCAGTCGTGCCATTGTTAATCACCTCGTGTTCGACTTCATTGTTGAAATACCACGCATCACCTAGATTCATAACGACCGTTTCATCTTCGCAACGATTGTAGACTTCACTATTGGTTTCAAGGGGGATATAGATCTTAGTGTTGTAGTGATGCGGATGCCAGCCATGATCGGCATGAGGCAATACAGACTTGCCGGGAGGTATTTTAGTGATAAGTACCCCACCTAATTCGACGCCTTCGCAAAGCGCCATCATTTGAAAGATGAGCTTTCTTACTTGAGGGAGCTTATAGTAAGAGGCATACCAAGTAGCATGATGCTCGCCGACAAAGTTATCATATTTTTTTCGCCATTCCAGTGAGCCGATTTCATCAGTAGGGTCATCGTGACGATTGTCTTGACTGTTAAAGCGCAACCAAATATCTGAGGTGTCTAAATGGGCTGTGCCCTTCACTGAGCGCCTATCGGTGACAGTGTTCCAAAGTTCTGGCTGTCTTGCTAGAGCAAGCGTTATTGGATTGACATCAATTCCATAAGCGACTCGTTGGAAATACTTCATTACTCACCATTTCAAAGCGTATTACTGGGAATCCGGGCTTGATCTCAAAGGTTTCGGTGAAGGTGAAGCCTATGGTCTTTAGCCAGCGGATAGTCATTTTGTTTCTGACATCAACTACGTTAGACAATATAGGCCATCGTTTCGACATCATCCACACGATGTGCTTTGTTCTGCGCGTTAGGTTAAGCACATGGCTGTTCATTGCATTGGTACATAAAAGCCATGGGTTACCGGTAATAGAGCAGCCATAGATACAGACCAGCACGCCATCAGCAAAGACGGCAAAGCAGCAGGCCTTTTCAGAGTTATGCACCGACGCTATCACACAATCTAAAGTCCATAAATTAGTGACAGCCTCGATCTCATCGACATCAATCTGACGCATGTTATCGGTCAGCTCAACCATATCCTCGTAAGTAGGAAAGCGCTTAGTGACCTTAACCGCCAACGGACACCTCGATAGTAATATCAACAACCGTTAAGGGCAGAGGATCAGACTGTCTAATAGTAACGCGACCTGACGGGTTATAGCTTGAGGTCACAAACAAGGGAATCTCATCGGTGATTAAGTCCGGCGCTGTACCGGGTGATTCATAATGCCGAGTCTTAACGGGTGTTAAACGTGAGATATCAGGGCCAGCACTAAAGCCGCCTGAGTTATAGACGCGCACCCAGATCTTATTAATGTTTTTGATACGCGACTGGCCTAAGGTGACATCACCGACAATAGCCGCAGGTGTGGTGGTTAAGTCAGCGGTAATCGGTAAGCCTATCTGTGCCTTACTGACAGCAAAGGGTAGGGTAATCGCCCCGCTAGTCACGACTTGCTGGGGCATGACCGCACCATCCCCTAAGATAGCCACTGTTTGGCCTTCTAAATAAGCTAAGCCAGTAATAGTGGTGGTTGCTGCGCCGCTGTAGGTTAAGCCGCAATCGACAAAGAAAGCGTCTTTAGGATCAGTGAAGAAACGCGTATGTAGCATTTCAATGTAGCGCTTAGTGACGCCATTGATGGTGCGATTGACGATGACATAAAGCACATCAGCATTATTTTCAGTGACCGTAACGCAGGATTCAAAGGTACCGCCCACCGTATCATGTTTATGCCAAGCTGAGACTTGTTGCTCAGGCACGTAGGTCAGGCCTAATAATGCGCCTGAGCTATTAATTGCCCAAATGATAGGTGTGGGCGCTCTGGATAAGATGAAGTCAGTAATGGTGGTGGTGTCGAATAAATGTGGTGCTAGCAGGCACAAGTCATTAGAGGTATAGCCTGAGCTTTGCCATGAATACACCATCTCACCAATATGGCCACCTTGGGCCTGTGGGTAAAGGATGTATTTATTGACCATAATAGGCGCAACTAACGACGTGCCATTCTGGGTTTGAGTCTGGATATTTAAGGATGCCGCAGTTAAAGCACTGCCTGAGTCAGCACTAACACTCCATTCAGTCGAGGCGGTCAAGACTAATAAATCAGCCTGACTTGGTAATAGGTGACGGATCGCGTTCGCTTTCTGTGCCGCTATCTTAAAGCGTAAGGCATCACTACTTTGGCTAGGGATAGAATAAGCAATATTGTAATCAGACGATGACTGCGTGGACCAAATATTTTGCGGCTGATTAATCGTACCGGCAAACCAGCGGCGCTGCTGAAAATAACAGACTGACGAAGGATAATTGCCAGCCGAAGCAAAGATAGCATCAGTAATCGGTAAGGTCTTGGTTAGATCAGCTAGGATATTGTCATCAGTCAAAGTTAAGCCTGAGGTCTGGCCGATATAAGCAAAAGTACCCGAGGCGTACTTATAGACGTTATAGCGGATTGAGCCAGTGACTGTGCCCCAGCTAATCGTATTGTAGTTACCTGATATCGTTAAATCGTTACTGACGGTATTCGTCACTGCGGAAGCCGGTGATTCCTCATAGCCCAAGCTGTTCAAGGCCGTAATTACATATTTGAAGTTCTGATCAACCCCCGCTGTAGCATAATTCGCCCCTACAGCTGCGCCCGTTGGCGCTATGGTTTGTGACGCAAAAGAAATTGTTGTCAGCGTCCAATTTAGATTTGATAAGCGCTTCAGTTCCTTGGGTGGATAACTGGGATGGACAATGGTAATGACATCACCAGACTGTACATATTTTATGGTTGATAAATCACCCTGCGCGTAGGAATGAGCAATCTCATAAGGTACGCCACCATTCATCAAGGTAGCGCCTGCCGAGTGGAATCTGAAGTAGCCTGCACCCATCTCAATGACAAAAGTCTGACTATTCGAGAATGAGAACTGAATCAGCCGAGTAAAGTTAGCAGACGTCTTGACCTCATTAACGTACTGAAAGCCAGGGCGATTAGAGGCGACGCCATGAGGCATGACGATAAAGTTTCGGCACGTATCTAGCCCAGACTGTACTTTTGATATATCAAGACGCCCAAACAATTCACGGGATATTTCACCGCCGCTAAAACTACTCTTTAAGACTCTGACATTAGGCACGGGCTGCTATCCCCGCTGGTGCTGGAATTGGGAATACTTTTCTATTCTGAGTATCTGAATCTTTAGCGCCCTTAAGTGCTATCGCATAAGCCTGCATACATTTCATGCTAGCCGATACACCCACATCACCTTTTAGTATGATACCAGCAAGATTAGCAGCCAACTTCCAAGCGAGCGCATCTATAAAGGAGGGAGGGAACACGGCGGTATTCGTTGTGTAAGCTGCATATTTCAGCATAGCATTTTCTTGATTCGCATAGAGTACGCTATTGCCATCGTTATCAGACTCCATCGAGTAATCCTGCTGATTGCCGTGCGTCGCCAGCCTATTCATATAACTAGCTTTGCTGCCGTCACCATAAATACTAGACGTGGTCGCATTACTCGGGAAGCCGCCGTAGTTGACGTCGCCCACCGCCGTTGAATCATAAAGCGCGATGACGTTAATCATGTCACTAGGCAGTTCGTAGCAGTAATTCCATAGGCTAGTAGGATTGTTAGCCAATGCCAGTGTTACGATCTTGCTGTTGAAGCCCCAGTTATGGTCATCAAGGACTGATGATAAAGCCATCGGATAGAATCTAGCACAATAACCAGCCTGAGCCGATTGATCGGGAGGATTGATGCTTACTACATTAGCCTCATCGCCAAGCCTAGATAGAGCAAGGTTGCAAATATCGACGTCTGAACTCATCTAATTATCCTTTTTAAAGCGCTAATAATTCTTCTTTGGTAAAGCCAAAGCGTTCGATAGTGACTAAATCCTCGACGTCAATCCAGATAGACTCTAATACTTCACCCGCATATTCAGGTTTATTGTAGTCATCAGGATAAGATTGACTGTCTGCTCTATAAGTCATTGAACCTTTTAGTAGAGAAATAAATTCATCATGAGCTGGTGTGCCCGCTAATGAGTCTAAATCTTCTCTTGTATTAATGATTTGCATAGTCATATTTTTTATCCAGCCAGTTAAATAAGTTGTGAGTATCAGCCCAGCCCGCATGACCACGCCATGAGGCTAAGAATTTGGTTAAATTTTCTGTTTCGTTATATTCAATAAATCGCTTAATCTTTTGCTTTGCACGTAATGCTGAGTCTTTTCTAATCAATTTATGGGTTGGCCACACGCGATACCCAAGGAAGTTAATGCCTCTATTGACACTGGCACATTCCCACTTACTAATGGATAGATTCAGGTTATCTTTTGAGAACACCTCAATCCTTTTAAAGTCATCACGTAACTTATCAGGGTCATTACCTAGTATGACCACATCATCCATGTATCTAGCCCAGCGCCTGTGCTTTAGCTCATGGTGAATAAAGTTATCTAGTTGTGAGCCGTAGACATTAGCAAACAACTGACTGGTTAGGCTGCCAATTGGAATACCAACATTACCCGGTATCACTAGCTGTTTAATAATGCTTAGCGTTCTAGCACAACCAATCTTTCTCTTTATCATAGCCAGTAATAACGTATGATCCACACTAGGAAAGAACTTACTGTAATCTGTCTTTAAGTAATAGGTAGGGATAGGCGCTTTTCTAAGCTCTGATTGAATATACCGAACCCCAGCGTGAGTGCCTCTACCAACCCTGCACGCATACGTATTAGGCAAAAACATAGCCTCAAAAATATCACCGACCACCGCCATAAGTGCGTGCTGTGCTAATCTATCCTTGAACTCTAAGGCTGAAATCAAGCGCTGCTTAGGTTCAAATACATAGAACTGTTTATACTTACCTACTTGATATCTACCTTCTAGTAATTCTTGAGATAGCCTAGCCAAGTTAAGTGACTTATATTCTTTAAACTCCAGATAACCAAAGCTCATGCGTTTTGCACAAGCTGTCCTCTTAAAGGCTAGCTCCATATTTTCTGGACTAGCGATACGCTCGATTAAGTTTCTATGCGCTTTCAAGCCAGTAGCCCTGTTCAAACGATATTACTAAGGGCATCCTGAACCGTGAAAAGTATTTGCCGAAGCAGGACACAATGGCTGACCACATACATAGTGATCGGCTTGCAATGCCGTAGCGATTGCAAAGCGTAGGAAATAATGCCGTCACGACACCGCGAGAACCGATGTTGTTGTTCGAGTTCGTCGGCGAGTTGTTCCAGTTCGAGTAACGCGAACCTGCGTTCACTCCATTACTCCAGTTACCTCCAAAGTTCACGGTGTTTTACCCATTATGCCCTTTACGCTTAGTAATCCATGACCCTAGCATAGCCCCCACCTCCGCAAGCATCATCAAGACTACTTGGTGCTGGTGAGGTGTTATGCCGCGTGTACTCGGTATTACTAAGAAACGTAACCAAAACCGCAGTTGCGCTAAGCCTGCATCTGCGTCATATATTTTACTGACTTGATTGCTCTTACCAGCTATATAAAATAACTCAGCTTGAGTAAACAAAGACTGTAAAAACATATCTCTAACTACCCCATGCTTCCTCGGTAAAGACTGAATAATGGGGTATAAATAATGGATCACCGCTTCGTACTTCTCGATGATCGCCATTTGATTATAATTAACAACCGCTTGCTGTACTGGCTGCATTCTAAAGGCTCGTGGCTTTCGCCACTTTAATCAAGCAACAGGTGGTCAACGACACCGCGAGAACCGATGTCGGCGTTCGAGGACGTCGGCGAGAAGATCCAGTACGAGAAACGCGAACCTGCGTACACCCCAACACTCCAGTCACCCCCAAAGGCCACGGCATTAGGTAACTGATAAGTCTGACCGCGACCAGTCGTATTAGCTACCCATCCTGCCGCAGCTGCGCCACCACCAAAGTCTTTGCCCCAAACATCCATT